GAGCTTTTGCCTAACCGTCGACTAAACGGCCGGGGATACCAAAATTCTTCAATTTGTGTAGCTTCATTAGCTTGAAGTGCATCGTAAGAGCACCCAATTGCGTAAAACCCTTTGGTTGAAGAACAGCGATTTCTCGCGTTGGCACAGTGTATGTGTTAACACACAAACCATTTACTGGTTATTTAATCCTTAACGGATCACTTTATAATTAATTAATAATTAATGAATAAAGATGGCATTCCCAAGAATGCCTCCTTAATTGCAGGGTCATCTTTATGAAAATAGAGACCCCTCGTTCTACCGAATATCTTTTCAGATAGGGTACTAAGATCCACAACATCCCATGGTTGCCCATGTGATGGAGTGATGATTTCACGGATCATTTTCCAATGATCTTCATGTCTTCTTTTAAATTCCTTGCCTCGTAAGAGTAACATGGATTTTCGCTTAGGCGGAATCATTCCGTTCCACCAATCTAGAAAGTTTTGGCGACGCATTAACTCGTTGCCTAAACCAAAAAGGGGTTCAAACCCCAGTAATCGACTTGACAGTTCGATTTTTGCTCCCATTGTCCACCTACTAGCGTAAGCTGGCAGGTTGGGCTCGATCTCATGCCACCCAATTAATTTGAGCTTTTGACATATAGTCATAATATCCACGTCAAGTGGATCCCACTCAAACCCTTTTGACGAGGTTCTAAAGATCCCAAGAAGTAATTCTTGAGCAAATAAGAAAATCTCCTGATTTTCTTCTTTTAACATCCCATAGTAATATGGTAAATAGGATCTAACTAAAGATTCATCTTGTAATGACAGTTTCCTGCCAATAGCAATGTTTGCCCCACCTAAACTTGGTGGAAGACTCGGAAGAGCTCTAGACAAACCTGCAGCTTCACGGAAGTGACGCGACCATAAGAGGGTTTTTGCAATACCCTCGCGGAATACCAGGTAATCTGGTAGGTAGTTAATTTGTTTAAATAACAATTTTGCATGACCAAGAAAAGGATGGCTCCCTTCTTGTTTCACTTTACTTTTTCCTGAGAAGACGCTTCCCTTAAGGGCGTCCAGGAAAACAAGATCACCGAATTTTGATTCTTTCGGTACTTTGCTGAGGTCAGTTCCTTCCGGAAATCTGACAACATAATTTTCACAAAAGGTTCCAGAGTCTTTCGACTTTGAATGAATCTTTGTGACAACTAGGCCTTTATCTTCAGCCTTTTCTTTGAAAAGATCGCAAAATCTTTCCGTAACACCAAAGACAATCATGTCGTCACCGACAGATTGTCCAATTGGTCTCTTGTGATGTATTTGTGAAAATATATCCTTGTGGGATGGAATTCCCATTTCTTCTGATACAGTCTCCTCTACTAGCGTTAGCATGGTAAGAGTCAAATGAACAAAAGCTAATGTATCACCCATAAAAACACCACTCTTGGTTATCAAGGACTCTGGCGAGTCAGGTGCTAAATATCCCTCTGTAATTAATTGGGACAGGTCCACATTACGTGGCTTAATCTTGAAGAGCTTGTGAAAGGTCTTCCATGGTGGAAATTTTGCCATCACACGATCGAGAAATCTTTCGTTTTCTTCGACCACATCAAAACTAATTGAGTATGTGGCGTTTTTCAGGTCTACGGATAGAATCCGGTCGTCTTTAAAGACGTCTTCGGCCCCAGCCAATTTTCGTTGTCTGGTAATGAATGATTCCTTTACGGGATCAGGAAGGGGTAACCCTTTTCGCTTTGGGCGTCGGCCCGAGGTATTTTGCTTTATTGCAGAACTAATGGAC